TGAGTACTACCACACCTGTATTTTGTGCGATAGAAACTACACATCCCTGCCAGTGGCCGTTGACGCCACCTGCTCAGGACTCCAGATCCTGGCTGGCCTCGCCAGGGATGCAAGTACAGCAAAGCTAGTCAATGTTCTTCCTGGTGATAAACCACAGGATGCATACAAAGTTGTAGCTGAAGCAAGTATTGACTCTATTCCTGACGAGATCAAACCTTATTGGGATAGAAAATGTACAAAACGCACCTGTCTTACAATACCGTACAATGCAAAACCGTATAGTAATCGTGGATATATTCGCGATGCTTTAAAGGATAAAGAGGTTGAAGTTAGTAATGAAGAACTAACTGAAATTGTCAAAGGTGTCAGGGCTGCAATGGACAAGATCGTTCCTGGTCCCATGAGGGTCATGAAATGGATTGAGTCAGAGGTAAGCAACGCCATCGACAGAGGGTTAAAACAACTTACATGGGTCACACCATCTGGGTTTGTTGTCACTCAGAAGCTGATGAAGAAACAGATCCAAAGAATTGAATTACAACTACTTGGTAACTGCAATATCTTCATTGCAACTGGTGACAAGAACGAAGTCGATAAAGCACATCATAAAAATGCAACTGCACCCAATCTGATCCATTCACTCGATGCAAGTTTACTCCACTTATCTGCGCTCCGCTTCAACGCACCGTTGGCCCTCATACACGACTCGATTCTATGTCGTGCTACTGACCTCAATATTATTTCATCCATCATTCGTGAGACATACGTTCACTTATTTGCGGAGCATGACTACCTGAAGTCATGGGGAATGCAAATCGGAGCTGAATCCGAACCACCGATTATTGGCACTCTTAATCCTGAGTCAGTAATTGAATCCACCTATTTTTTCTGTTAATGACCCGAAACACATTTGTAACCGAACAGCCTGTTGTCCTTGAAGGGTATCAAGCTGTATTGAAGCCAGCTAAGTATGGATACTCTTTGTCTGCCCTGATCGGCCAAGACATTGTTGACAAGCTAGAAGAAGATCGAATTGAAACCTTGAAATGGGCTGAGTCAAAGCTCAAGAATCCGAAGCGTTCTGTACTTAGGCCAGAACCTTGGGAAGAAGTTGGCGATTCTGGACAATACAAAGTCAAGTTCTCTTGGAATGACGACACACGACCACCAATTGTTGACACTGAAGGCACAACAATTACTGACGTAAACGTGCCTGTGTATTCAGGTAGCAAAGTCAAGCTGGCTTTTTATCAGAAGCCATACATCCTGAAGGATGGTGTCACCTATGGATCGAGCCTGAAGCTGAAAGCTATTCAGGTTATTTCTGTTAACGGCACAGCAGGAATCGATGTAGGAGATATGTCTACTGAAGATGTAACTCAACTGTTCGGAACCACTGCTGGATACAAAGCATCCGAACCCAATGTAATTCCCAACACTACCACCAATGATGAGGATGATTTCTAATGGTTGATTTTAACGTCGAAAAAGATGCAGACACTGGCCTGTACAAAGGCACACTAACTGTGAATTTGCCTGAGCTGACTGCTACTCGCTATAAGGCTGACAAGAACGACTTCAAATATGAGATGCGTCGTGCTATCAGTGAAATCGTAGAAGAGATCATCGACAAAGGAATCGATGACTAATGGCGTTTCGCTCAGGACTCGAAGAGCGGGTTGCTGACCTGCTCGTTGATCTGGGTGTCAAATACGAATATGAATCTACCAAGGTCGATTATGTTATATCTCATATCTATACTCCTGATTTCGTACTTCCTAACGGGGTGATTCTGGAATGCAAGGGATATTGGGATGCAGCAGATAGACGCAAGATCAAAGCAGTAAAGGAACAGAACCCTGAACTAGATCTACGCATGGTGTTTCAGGCACCCTTCAATACAATCAGCAAGAAGTCAAAGACAACCTACGCAAAATACTGCGAGAAATTAGGAATCCCCTGGACTAGCTTTGCAAGCATACCAATCAATTGGCTCGTCTGAGTCAGAATTTATAAGACACATACCGTGTCAAGAATGTGGATCATCTGATGCAAATAGCTTGTATTCAGATGGTCACACCTTTTGTTTTAGATGTCATGCAAGGACGCGTGGCAGTAACACCACCATTCACAATCAACAAGTGTCAAATGTACAACTCGAAGGATCAGCCGGAAGACTGCAATCAAGAGGAATTTCAGAGCGTACTTGTGAACAGTTCAAGACATACAAAGATGGTCAAGGGCTCTTACGCCACTATTATTTCGACAGTAATGGCAAGGTTGTTGGAGCAAAAGTAAGAACAAAGGACAAAGAGTTTCGCTGTGAAGGAGAGGTGAAGACCCTCTTTGGAATGCAAAACTTTCGTCACAAGACGACGAGCAAGACGTCAAAGCTCGTAATTACTGAAGGTGAGATGGATGCAATGTCCGTCTGGGAAGCACAACCTAATTGGGATGTGGTTTCTATACCTAACGGTGCACAATCAGCAAAGAAAGCTTTTCAAAATAACTACGAATGGATCAACTACTACGACAAGGTAGTGATCTTTTTCGATAACGATGAGGCGGGCCAGAAGGCTGCAAAAGAAGCAGCAAGTGTATTACCACCTGGCAAGGCATTCATCGGTTTTCTAGAGGACTACAAGGACGCTTCAGAAGCACTCCAGGCGGGCGACAGTGAAGCAATTAGGGCAGTACATAATTATGACCATCTTCAATACCAACCTGACGGAATTGTCGATGCAAAAACACTACTCGAATTAGTAACTACACCATCACCACCAGCAGATCATGACTACCCATTCAAAGGATTACAAGACAAGTTACATGGGATCAGATACGGAGAGCTTGTCACGCTTACTGCAGGTTCTGGGGTCGGAAAAAGCTCCATTCTCAGAGAAATATGTGCTGACCTTCTCAGTAAAGGGGAGCGGTGCGGTTACCTGGCGCTTGAAGAATCTAATCGAAGAACAGCCCTTGGACTCATGTCTGTCGCCGCTAGAAAGTCTCTACACCTCGGAGAACAACAACGAAGCGAGCTAACAGAGATCTTTGACCAGACTATTGCTAAATGGAATCTTCACCTGTTTGACGGGTTTGGATCTTATGACCCTGACCATATTTATAACCGTATTGAATATATGGCAGCAGGTCTTGAGACAAAGGTCATCTTCCTGGATCACTTAAGCATTCTATTGAGTGGTCTTGAAGGTGATGAACGTCGAATGATCGACACAACAATGACCAAACTAAGGTCACTTGTTGAACGTACAGGCATAGCAATGTTTCTTGTTTGCCACACAACAACACCACCAAATGGACAATCACATGAAGAGGGTGGACGTGTACAACTCCGATCTCTTAGAGGAAGCAGAAGCATTGGCCAACTTAGCGACGCAGTTATCGCACTCGAACGCGACCAACAGAGTGATTCTGAACGGAATGCTACAACAGTGCGAGTACTTAAGAATCGCTATTCAGGCGAAGTTGGTGAAGCTTGCCAGCTGAATTACGACCTAAATACTTGTAAATTTAATGAAACTGAATCCCATTCACAGTTCGATCCAACAACAGATTTTTAAAGCTGAACAGGATGCTTACTTGAAACGACCTAATCCACCTACACCTGAAGCTGTACGAAGGGCTCAGTTTGTAGATAAAACCTACCACTGGAACAATGCTGGTATTCGACCTAGAGACCGACGGACTACTTGATGATGTTACCCAAGTCCACTGTCTTGTTATTTATGACAGCGAGGCTGACCAGACTATTCATTACAACGACCAAGGTAATGAAGAACCAATTGTCCGTGGTGTTCAGCGACTTGAGGATGCTGACATTATTGTTGGTCATAACGTGTTGGGCTACGACCTTCCCGTTATACATAAAATATATCCTTGGTTTGATCCAAAAGCATTAGTCATTGACACGCTATTGCTCTCACGTTTGTACCACACAGACATGTTGGATATTGACAAGGGTAGAGCAGTGCCAAACATGCCTTTGCAACTGTATGGCAGGCACAGCCTGGAATCATACGGTCACAGATTACATGAATACAAAGGTGAGTTTGGAAAGACAACTGACTGGCAGCAGTGGTCACCAGAGATGGAGACGTACTGCGCTCAAGACGTAAAAGTTACCACCAAACTATGCGACCACTTCCACAAATACCTGAGTGGGTGCTACTAGAGCACGAAGTTGCTCGGATACTCACACAACAAGAATTACATGGATGGTATTTTGATGAACGCGCTGCATGGAAACTTGCATCGTCTCTCAGAACAAAACTTGAAAAAACTTGTAAGTTATTACGCGACAGGCACCCTTTCGTTGCAGGACCGGAGTTTACTCCTAAGCGAAATAACAAAACATCTGGATACATTGAAGGATGTACCTTTACCCGTCTAAAGGAAACTAACCCAACAAGTCGAGATCATATTTCATGGATTCTACAGACACACTACGGTTGGAAACCAACCCAGTTCGCAAAGAAGACAGGCAAGCCAATCATCGACGAGGTAATCCTCAAAGAGATCGGGACAGAAATAGCACTGCAGTTTCTGACATGTCTCGATATTACGAAGAAATTGGGGATGATCTCCGAAGGCGTGAACGCATGGCTGAAGCTATGTACGAGTGCTAGTCGGATACATCACCACTGTTCAGTCGCAGCGGTCAGCCACCGTTGCTGCCACCGAAAGCCAAATTTAAGTCAAGTACCTAGTGAACATGAATTCAGAGAACTTTTCAAACCAACACCCGGCCAAATCATGGTCGGCGCTGATCTTGCTGGCATTGAACTTAGGATGCTCGCTCACTATCTTGGTCGTTTTGACTCAGGTCGGTATGCGGATATCCTCCTCAATGGCGACATTCACCAAGTTAATGCCGACGCCCTCGGCGTTACTCGGAGACAAGTCAAGTCCATCAGCTATTGTTTCACCTATGGCGGAGGAAATGCCAAACTTGGGTACACTTTTGACCCCCAATTAAGTGAATCCGAAGCTAAGAAGAAGGGTGCGTCGATTAGAAAGAAATTTGTCGAAGCTATTCCTGGTCTTGAAGAATTATTGGCAGCAGTCAAAGCGAAAGCTACGGAGAAAGGGTTTCTTCTGAGCATTGATGGCAGGCCAATCAAAGTAGATAGTCCACACAAAGCACTTAATTATTTGCTTCAATCAGCCGCTGGCATTGTCGCCAAGCGTTGGCTGTTTATTGCAAATCAAACTATTAAATCCACTGGGTTGTGTGCATCACAGCTCGCATTTATACATGACGAATTACAGTACGAATGTGCCCCCGAGCACGCCGGAGACTTATCAACATCCCTGGTATACGCAGCAGCAGCAGCTGGAGAGTACTACAACCTCAGAATCCCTATCGAAGCAGAAGCAAAGACCGGAGCTAGCTGGGCTGACGTTCACTGATAATAACCGTTTAGGTGATTATTATGAAACACTGGTACAGCTACGTGCTTGGGAAAAAGGTGCTGAAGTATTCCCTAATAAGGGCTGTACTGGTAAGACTGATATGGTTTTGAAGATTGACGGCAGTCTTTATGAGATTGATGTCAAAGCCGAAAAGTTTGATTACAAAACTGGTCACTGGAAGTCTTACGGAAAAGCTGTCCCTGAAGGCGTCTATGTAGTGCTTGTTAGACCTGAGGATCTATCGATACGTTGGTCTAATTTAAAGTCAGGTTCCAAGACTCCAAAATGTCCACAAGGTTTGGAGGACTTCTGGAAGTGAAACTACTTATTGATGCAGACTATATCGTTTATAAAGGTTGTGCTGGTGCTGAAGATGAGATTGATTGGGGTGATGATGTCATTACTGTAATCAGTAAGTTTTCAGATGCAATGTCCTTTGTGACACGCGATATTAACAAGATTAAAAATGAGTTCATGTGGGACACACCAGAAGTGGTGCTGTTTTTTAGTGACTCTAAAAATTTTAGGAAAAAAATTTACCCGGAATACAAGGGACATCGAAATAGAAAGAAGCCCTGTGGTTATCGAAGAG